CGTTTCCTGACGCATCGTAAGTTATTGAAATAGACTGTATTACCCTGCAAATTACAAGAGCTGTTGCTGATGACGTTGTTCGCGTGTACATTTCAATTTCAAACGTACCGACCCACGTTTGATTTGCTCGATCTGCGTTCACGCCGATCGTAACACTTCCGACGGTTGCTAGCGTGTCTGACGTGTTGACAGTGACGCTAGCAGAAAACGAGGTGTAACCGGCATTTGAAAGAGTATCCCAGTAACCCGTACCGTTGGCATAAGAATTCAAAATCTTCCCAGCGCCGGCACCTGCGCGTAATCTAAAAGATGCTGTATCTACAGCAGCAGAAGGATCTAAAACATCTCCAAATCCAACATTGCTCACGAATGCGATCGGATAAGAACCAATGCCGCTTTTCCCCGCTTGAATTCGCGCGATGTTGTTAGTCGTGTCTAATTGGATTGCAAACCTCTTAGTTGTGTCCGTTCTACCAGTGATAGCAAATTGAGCATTTGAAACGGGGGCCGCCGGATAACCATCACCATCCGACGTTAGTTGCAACGGAAATACGGGCGCAGCTGTTCCGATACCGACATATCCGCCCTTGGGGTTGATCGCTAAGGAAAGCTCGCCAACACCAGAGTGCCCAGATTGAATGAGCGATATCCCTCTCGTGGTGTCGAAGGCAAGAGCAAGGCGCAGCGTCGGGTCCGATGAACTGCGTACAGAGAATTGAGACCAGTCGAGCGGAGAATCTGCGACACCTGTCGCATCGCGACGCACATAAACAGCTGAGCCATCGTCAACAACTGCAGAGTTGCCGAGCGTGTTTCCTGTCGCGGTGTACTTGGGCAAATAATGCTGGGTGCCGTTGCCCGTGTTGATCCCTAGTGCCGCGTATGTCCTGAACGCGTTGTCCCATCACTAGATAGCAGTGTGCCCGCCGCACCTGTTATTATTCTGTTGGTGAATATTGTTCCAGTCGCAATATGCGTTCCGTATATTTGAGACCACACAACAGAAGTACCCGTGCCATTGCTGACAAGCACTTTATCGGCAGAATTTACGATCGGAACCAGACCACTAGCGGCGTTCGTAGGGCCTCCAATAACGTCCGATCCTCCCGTTATGTGGGAAGATGCATGTGCACTGGGGGCTGTCGTGGAAACCCAAGATGTCCCACCGGAGCCGTCCGTGCGTAGGTATCCCGCAGAAGTGCCCAAAGCAGGAAGCGTGCCTCTCGTGGTCGTTGTTGCGGCACTAATCCCCAAACTTAGAGCCCCTAGTGTTCCGCCTCCGGTCAGAGGTGCTGTTGTTGTGATCGTCGGTAGCCCTGTCAGTTTATTCCAAGCAAGATCGGAAATGTAGGCGTTTCCAATCCGATTAACCCAAGTTGCAGTAGTGCCCGAAGTAGACACCAGCAAACCTACTGCGGTAATGGCAGGCGCGAAACCAGCAGTCGATCCAACAGTAGCGTGTAACGATCCGCCGCCCCTGTTTCCGTGAATCGTGTCACTCATGGCCGCCCAAATATTGGACGTGCCGTTGCTCGTTAGCACGTAGTTAGCGTTACCAAGTGCGAGCTTATTCACTGCTACGGAGCCGTCGGCGAAAGAAGCCGAGATATTCTGCCAAACAGCTGTTGTTTCCGAAGTAGCTACCAGATACTGCCCGGCTGTTGGCGGTGTGCTCGTGATTAGCACTATGCCCGCCGACGTTCTGACGCCTGTGGTTATTCTATCGTCGGAAAATCTAGAATCGTTGCCTTGGGCGATCGTGCCCTGCTGTGTTCCAAATTCTGGCAATGCGTGCTTGTGATCTGCTCGTGCGACGTTATTGGATGTACCGTCAACATTTGAGCCCCCTACGGTTAGGGCAACAGGAGATCCGAGCGTCACTAAGCTTGCAGGCTTGTTAATGATCGAAGACCAGTCAACGCTAGAAATGTACTCGGACGTTAGCAAACCCCAGACAACGCCAGACCATTGTCCTGTTGTGCTCATTAATACACGCTTGACACCAAGACCAGTGAAAGCCGAAGGCATGCCCGTGATCGAAGACCACGAAGCTGAATCCCCGGGGCCCACTTCCGAATATTCCAGGTTAGTGCCTTCAGCATTAACCACTGCAAATTTTCCAGCGTCTGCCGGGTTGGGTCTTTTGATTCCACCCATGTACTTTAGGATCAAAGACTCGGCGGTGTTTACGTCGTATTCCAGATCAGTCATGATATTTTCACCGCCGTAATTCTTGAGGAGTCTAGTAGCAATATTTGGTTACTTGCTGGGATGAGTGCTGTGCTTGTCGTGGGAATTGCTGTGTAGCCAAAGACCGGCATTTCTACGGAAATCCCAAGCGTTTTGGCTGCTGTGATGATGTCATCGAATCGCAAGGCTTGCCCCTGGCTTCGTTTGGCTTCTGTTGCGATCGTTCTTTCAACATCTGTGTGCACAACGTCGCCCCGATATTGAATAATGATGTAAACAGGCAGCCCTACACCTCGACTGAATGAGACAGATATTTGATCGTCTTCTGGTGTTGTGTAGGTGCCCTGAATATCTCCGATCGCGCTAGTTCCCGGGGGTATATCGTAGCCTATTGCATCGAAGATTTCCTGATTGTCAGCGTCTTGCCCGAGGCCATCCCATACAGTCAAGCGAAAAGAGTGCGGAGGTAAGGTCTGTTTCCAAGTGTCTAGTTGATTTTCTTCAACTGATACATATTGCACACCTGTCACACCTTCGACCGCAGACCTAATGGATCTTAATGTGGAAGAGGAATTCTTGCCAATCTCAACACTTTGCCTGAGTCTCAAGTCTTCTATTGACTCGATATCCCTACCCGGTTGTGCGTCGTTTTCGTTCGTTACAGACAATACGCCATCAATACTTGTGATCAGCTTAGTAAGAGATCCAGCGGGCCCTACCGCGTTACTGCTGGCAATATTCGAAGTAAACCACAGGTAAACGTTTTGCGTCTGCAAAACACCGTCAACGACTTGTGCGCTTTCTATGATCAACGGCTCGCGGTTTCTCCAAGCGTTGCTTTCGTTGCCGTCTTCCGCGACAGTAATAGACCCGGCTGATAACGTGTAACCGGCGGGAAGTTTCACAGTAAGCTTGATCCTGACTGTTCCCTTGCTTGCTCCTAACCTCCAAGTATTTGTGAGCTTGCCCAAAGACACCACCTGGCCGCCTACGGCTTTTTGACGATCGAGACCATTTGCAGAGATCTGCGCTTCTTCCCACAACTGCGTTAGTTCATCAGCCGCAGAGATCAAGATCGCACCTTCCGGATCGCCAGCGTCTAGCGTTAGCGACGTAGACACCTTAGATCGAACAAATTCGGCCATTCGCGAAAAAATGTCATCGTACGTCTTTGCCCTGAAGCCTTCTTCAGTCATGCCAAATTCAGTCATAGGACGATCTCTGCTTTCTCGTATTTCGTAGTGATATGCAAGACAGCCTTATAGGCACGACCTTCAACGTATGAGATCTCCACCTTATCAACAGCTACTACTTCAGGATCTTGCATGCAAGCTTCTATGAGCTTTTTTTTCATCAGTCCGACGTTGCTTGACTGTCCTATAACGGACAAATAGTCCACCCCTGCTTTTGAGTACTTGTAAGATCCTAAAATGATTTGCAGGACAACGGTCAAGCGAGATCTAATACGCTCGATTCCTTTCACGCGAATCATGCTGCGCCCATGTTCATCTAACGCAATGTCACCAGGAACATCAAAATTACGCATTATTCAGCCTTGAATTTCGTTGTTCCGATTCCCGTGCGTGCCTGGGCCAGCGTTGCCCCTGAGCCTGGCGCCAGCGAGTCAAGGGCGCTCTCAAGTGCGGCCGCCCACGTCTCGAATACAGGCGCCTTGCAGACTTCTTTGCCTTCTTCACTGTTCGGTTCGGCAAGTGCTTGAACGACTTCCCCCAGGCAAATGCAAGCGTCTGGGGTGCCAATAACAGCGTCTGAAGAACCCGTGAAATCCAAAGCATCCAGATCGCTCCTAAGACCTGGTATGAACATACCGTACAGGCCGAATTTCGTCAAAACATTAGGAGGGCTCGCCTTTCCCGAGATTTTCCAGCCAGAAAAATCACGCATTGAAAACAGCACAATACCAGTGTCACCTTCCTGCAACGGAAAATGCAGATAGTGTCTAGAAGTGCCAAGCACTTGAACAGGTATATCTGTTAATATAGGGATCTCCGGATCTATCTTGATCGAAGCTTCAAGCGTGCATGTCTTAGCTTTCGGATCGTATGAGCGAACAATAGCGGGGCATTGCGTGTGCACGCCGTCTAATGATTCGGCAATGGCCGCTTTTATGATCGAAGGCCATTTGCTCATTGCACTTCACCCTTTGCATCTATTGACCAATCGTTGCTAAAGGTCGCGCCGTAATGTCTTGTTTCTGTCAATAGTATGTTTTGCTTAGTGTCTCGGTGCTCAACGCGTACTTGAAAACCGGGCAACACTTTAGGCATCAAACGACACTTGAAAGACACGATTGATTTGGTCTTATCCTTGCCTCTCTTTTCCTGTTGCGGGCTTCCTTCTAGACCTGTTGCTGGAGTGATTAGCGGGCCCTCGCCAGCGGATTCACCTACAGGTCGGATCTGGAATTCACCGTCTATGATGCACCATTCGAAGCCCATAGACTGACACATTTCAGTCAAGATCTTCGAAGATGATCCGCGCAATGCAAGACCATTGGGCAGTTGCAACCCTGAAATTGTCTTATAGGATGATCCAAAAGCTTCCCAATTAGCTTTCTTGGCTCCGATCGAATCAAGCAGTGACTCCACAACGTCTTTCACTAGAGTGCCTCTAGCGAAAGACTTAGACACCATGCTTTCTACGATCTTTGAATCAGAATCGCCGGACGAGATAATGGTCTTTATGTCGCCCCTGCCTTCGAACGTTGCGTGACGCAACTCGCCATAGAAAAGCAGATCCATAGAGTTGCGATAACCAGCCGAGAATCTGACGGGCACGTCATCCTGAACAAGCTCGGCTCTATGCGCAGGGTTTAGGTTGTAGATCACAAATTCCGCGCTGTTCGGATTTGGCGTCTTATCTCGAGATATCGAGAACTCGAAATCTAGAGATCTATTACCCGGTGTTCCGTTGGCTCCGGTAATAGACTCGATCAAGATCTTACCGATCTCGAGCCGCCAGGATCTACCCTGTAAGATCGTCATAGTAGAGCCAACACATATTGCCCAAAGTCTGCTTGTTCGGTAGTTCTGTCGATCCTGTCATATTTGCAAAGAACAGACGTCCGGGAGGCTTACTAGATTTGGCGACACCTTCCAGCAGATCTTGAAACATGATCACGGTCTGACCCAAGAGTAGTGCTTCGCCGTCACTTGTAAGCATATCCAATGACCAAAATTTGCCGTATCGAGACCAACACAAGCGCAGAGTATAAGAGGCATTTCCCAGATCTGCGATCGTTTCGTATTCGTCATCACTTGCGGATTTATCTAGTTCAATGATCGAGATCATGATCTTACTCGTCTGGGAAAAGCTTTTTCCAGGCACCTTCACCTAGCTTCACAAGCATAGACTTTTTGAGCACTGCTTTTTGCTCGTCTGTCATCTCCTTGGAGCCAGCCTTGCCCTTTGATACTTTGGGTTTGACGATCCTTGGTATGCTTGTTGTTGCTGTTTCTGCTGTTCTGAATTCTTCGAAGTCAACAGAGAAAGACTCTGCACCGTCAAGATCTGCGGTGTAGGATCTAGAGATCTTTGAGATCCTAATGTTCATGTAGACATTCTGTTTCAGGATCACTGTGCAAACCGCGAAGTCCTTAGCGGCGTTCAATAGAGCTTGGTGAAATTCGTTCACCCAGTCTTTGCTTGGTTTTTGATCGAATGTCCAGATCTTCAATTCGGGTTCGCTTGAGCCCGTGATCGCGCTTATGGCGCTACCGATCGCATTAGCAACTTGAGTAGTCAGCCAAAGCAAACCACCCGGCTTGAACTCGCTCGCACGTACCTCTAATTTCTTTGGTGATCCTGTCGTTAATGACTCAAGAGGTGTAGCACTTTGCAACAGCTTGACCGATAAAGTTTCCGGGTTGATCACTGAATGATCTGAAACATCGAATCCGGTTTCGACCGGGTATTTCGCGTGCTCTATCGTGAAATCGTGATCGTATTGAACCAGAATGTCACAGCCTATGTGCGTCTCAGTTCCGTCTGCAGATCGTGCAATTAGCCAGTCCACTAGGGCACCCCTCTGAACGCGGCTGCAACATCCTCGGCTTGGGCGTCTAGTGCGCTGCTAATGTCGCCAACGACTTTGCGCGTTGCTTGTGTGTCGCCTCCCGGGACGGTCGCATTTACGGACCTATTGTCATTGATTGTAACTGTTTTGCTACCGCTAGGGGGCGCGAATGCAGGAACCCCGCCCATAGTGCCTGAGCCTCCTAGTCCGAGCTTACCGAACCATTGCACGACCTTTGCAAACCAGTCGATCATACCCTGCCATTGCTCTTTGAACTTACCCCCGATTGCTCCGAACATGTCATCGAAGAACTTACCGATCTGGGCGGAGCTTCGCATAAAAGCGGCAACCCAACGATCTCGATCCTCGCCAGACTTTGCAAAGAAAATGCCTGCACCTGCAAGCATGCTCAAAAAAACACCCGAATACCAAGAGCCTATCGACTTGCCGACCCCCTTGATATCGTCGCCAAATTCATGCCAGAAATTGCGCAAATCTTCGATCGCTGCTTTGGCACCTTCAGTTCCGATCATTGACTCCAAGAGTCTCTTGATTGCAGAATCCCCGCCTTGCAGTGTCGTAACCAAATCTTCCAGCAACAGACCGATCAAGATCAAACCTGCCCACTTGATCAAGGTCATTGCGCCCGCATTGTTGAACGCACGAGCCGCATTAGTAAGGCTTCCAAACTTGACGATCACTTTTGCGAGCGTGCTCATGAGCAGGCTGTTTAGGTACCTCGTTGCAAGCACCGCGATCAAGGTCTGTAGCACTTGCGTGCTCTTGATGAATTTCACGACCTCTTTAGTGCCTTTAGCAAAACCCCCTGCAACACGGGCCCAGATCGGCAAGAACACACCCACGGCCGCGATCCGCAAGGCCTTGAAAGCACTGGCCGCACCTCGGTTTGCTCTGCCCAATTTCTCGGCGTTCTTTCCGAAATCTTCAGACATTGCCGGACCGGCATCTTCGATCTCTTGCCGTAGCCTCTCAACAGCCGCTCGGTCAACTTCGAACGCCGGCAGAAGTGCAGCCCCGGCAGGCCCCATAAGACGCATGGCAAGGGTGCTACGCTTCGCATCGTCGGTCATTTCCCCAAGGGCGCCAGCGAGCTGATAGAAGACGTCAAGCGTTTTTGGATTTGATCCCTTTGCAATGCCAATACCTAAATCTTTGAACGCGTCAACAGCCGGACCCTTCGCCCCTTTGGCTGCCGCAGTGATCGACTTGTTCAGGATCAATAACGGGCGTTGCAATTGCTGTATGCCTACACCTGCAGGCGCAACAAATTTGCTGATTGCTTGGAGTTCTTCGAATGAAGTGCCAACACGCTTGGAAATGCGAAAGACTTTCTCGCCTTCCTCTACCTGTTGATTTGCAAATTCTGCAAGCTTGACGGCCGCGAACGCACCCACGTATTTGAGGGCCGCGCTACGCAAGCCCTCAAACATTCGCATGCTAGCTGTGCCGCTCTCGTCGGCTTGCTTGCGCGCCTTCGTGATTGCAGATGTCCAGCCTGTAATATTGCCGATCGATGCACCCAGTCGCCCCTTGGCTACCGTAGCAGCATTGCCAAAGGCATTAGATAGACCTCCTACCTTTGCTTTCGTTGAGTCAACGGCCGCATTAGCCTTTTGCAGTGTCGTTTGATCAAATGAAAAAACGAACGAGGCGAACAGTTGTCTTAGTGCTCCCTCACTCATTTTTCTTGCTCCAAACGATCTAACTCATGCAACCAGGTCATTGCTTCGTAAACCTCGATCAAAGTCCAATGCCTAGAGATCTCATAATACGAATCTTTGATCTTCGGATGCGTCGCTACGAACCAGACGGGCTGGCAGATCCAAGTAGGGACATAAACCCTTTTGCCTCCCCCAGAAGTAAAGTCAGGCCATTTTCTGCTAAAAAATCTTCATACTCGCGACGCACGCAACCGATCAACCATGCAACCATAAGAGGTAAACGACGAGCAAATACATGCTCAAATTTCTTTACCTTCTGCATATCATTTCCGATCTTGACCTCGCAAGCGTCTGCAAAGATCGGATATATCTCGCGCAAGAGTGAGACGGTTCCTAATAACTTCGTGAAGAATGATTGTATCTCGCCGTCTGTTGTACCTTCTGTCGGCTTGATCTCACCGTCTTTGAACTCGATCAAGTCGAATAACTCGGTGAACACCGGTATAACAGCGTCCCTGAGTTTTTCTAGAACGACAAGCGACGAGATAGGATCCAACGGGTTTAGACGGAAATCCAGATCCTCTAGTGAGAAGAATACCGGTTCACCGTGCACCTTATAACTATTTTCGGCCATGTTCAGGCCTTACCAGCTAGATCGAGTTCCCGCCAGAAATTGCAGCACCCATGTTGCCGATTCCAAGGAACTTCCAAGTTCTTTCCTTCGGTTCGGAACCATGCTCGGTGCCTGGATGTGAAACAGGGATCAAGTACTTGAACGCGAACAATGTGACACCGGATAGATCTTTGAGCAGAAATGATCCAATACCCTCGCCATTGTGGGTATTAGCGTAGATCGCAAACAGGGCCGAGAATTGCTCATTATGCGGAGAACCATACATGAAAGTAATCTCAACTTCCCACCTAGGATCGTCGGTTTGGATGATCGTGACGTGTCCGTCTGCTCCCTTTTGCGAGGTGCTTAGATCTCCAATAGGCGTGATCTTGATGCAAGTTCCTTCAGCAAGACCGTGCAACAACGGGATAGCCGCGCAAATGCACGTGATATTCTTAGCAGCGAAAAAAGATGTTCCTGACATTTGTTAGACTCCCATCGTCCCGGTAACGTCCAAGTAATGCATTGATCCAAGCACTCTGAATTTGTAGGTCGTGCCAGGGTACCTGCGTTGCCCCCGATCCGTTGCAGACACTTTTGAGGTGTCTTGCACAGTGACGAGCCAACCACCGTCTTTATCGCCGCGCTTTGCGATCACGCCGGCATCTTCCGCAATGCCGAACACCTTGCTAATAGCATCCTCAACGAGACCTTCACCCGTACGATCAAACGGGATATTGTCGTTGGTAGCTTCCATTTGCACGATTGATTCGTTGATACGAGCAACGACCCAATCAGCTAATAGAGTGTTGTCAAGGAAGCGGCCCGACGAGGCCCAACCATCGTGAAGCATTGGGATCCCGGATTCCTCGAAGTAAGCAATGCCATTGTAGGATCGGATCGCTGAGATCTCTGTAGGTGTCAACGCGTCAACGATCGGACCCGTTACCGACTTTGCGTGCAAGGTAACGACCTTCGGGGGCGCTTTTGCGAACCAGTACCCAGCAGCAGCAGCATCAAGCCTCCCTCCTTCGTCACGAGTAATCACGATCGCATTTCGACTAAATGCGGAGCTCTTGAGAACAGCCGCAACACAAGTCGGCTTATTCAGAGTCATGCAATCTGTGTCGGCCGTGATATTGAAGCACCTCTTTCCGTTGGCTTCCGCCCAGGCAACGGCCGTTTCGATCGCACCGGCAGAAGTCCAGCCGATCAAAAGACCGTACCAATCAGAATCAAGAGTGTTGACGGATCCTAGATCTTCCGTAATTCCTGCCGATGTACCTACGCGCGTGTGCTTGATGTTGCGCGTGAACCCGCGCACGTGAATTGGCTTGTTTGCTACTGCAGAAGAAACGGAAATAGTAGCCGTGTCATGGTTCACTGACAGCCCTAGATCATCGTCTATCTTGCCAGCCAGCGCCGTTGCGATCGTCGTTAGGGTGTCGCCCTGAACTGCAACGTAACTGGACAGCACGGCCGTGGCAGACCCGACCTTGACCCAAACGGAGTAGGTAGCACCTACAACAACCTCAAGAATCTCCAGCGTGAATGATTCTGTTTGGACGATAGCAGGAGCCACCTTGAACTTGCTGACGTGGGGCGTCTGACTGCAAATCACGGAAGCCAAAGCATACGCATCCGAGTCTACACTAACGCCGTCTGCAACTAGCCCGGCGAGACCATCAGAATCCGCCGAGTATTCACGAACGCCCGAAAACGCGGTCAAATACGCGTAAATCAGGATCGTTCCAAAGCCCTGGACCTTCGGTGTTGCGTCTGAAATAGTTAGAGTGTTAGTGACTAAAGTCATGATTTTTGCACCTCATACGCGGGAATTTCGAAGGTATTGGGCCCGTCTGAATAAGACCCTGCAAGGCCGACCTTGTTGAATGTTTGATATGTCGGATCGGTGTCCAGGCTCTGAAAAGAAGCTACCAGGAAAAGGTCAAAAGATCTAACCTGAATTTTGCTTCTTTCCCAGGTGTAAATCAAAGGAATGCATTCGCTAGGCATTTTGGAAGGCCACACACCGCACGCCTTGATTAGTGCGTTTTGATGGTGTGTCATCATAGATCGCAAGCGTGCGTCATCTGCTGTTCTTAGTGCGTCTGATCTTCCGTTGCTCATTGCACACTCTACGCGCACTTGCAAAGTCATGGTGCGATCTACAGAAACAAGCACGTTGCATAGACCTTTATCATCGATCTCTTTTTTCTCGTGTGTGATTCGATCCTGGAAAGAGCTAACGTTCACAAGTACGATAGGTTCGGCTATAGGTCTAGGTCCGTCGAGCCATGCAACGGCGCCAGCGGGCTGCCTGGCAAGCATCGCAACCCACTTAGGGATCTCTGTCTTTATTTCGCCCCACGTAGTCAAATTGCCTCACCAGTAATGTGTGCACGCAAAGCGTTTGTATCTATGAGCGGTGTGCTTGAGCCCTTACGATCCTTGGTAAGATCCGAAATATCCGGGTAAGTCCAGCCATTAACCATACGTTCTTGGCAATCAGCAGCAAAATACGTTGCGAGCTGTTGAGAAATAATCTTGGGATCTTGACCTGCAATAAAGGCTTGCTGGTATCTCGCGATCGCGATCTTACTCAGTTCGGCCTTTCTCGCATCATACCAGCCTCTAATGAAAGGTCTTTCCTCTTGATCTCCGAGGCCAAATTCATGAATAGAAGCCAGGGCCGCGATCGTTAGATCTTCTTCATTGTGCTGTTCGTCGCCTTTTTGCAAAATGCCCACGTGAATTTCTTGTTTTGCGTTCAAGAACTTCAGTAGTCGATCCAACTTGGATCTATCTTCACGAACTACAGGCACCGCTCCCCTAGTGAGTTCTGATATAGTATGTCGTCTAATCTCTTGGAGTAGACCGAAACAGTCAGAGTAGCTGTTGACTTGTCAGAAACAAGCCCTGCAGATCTGCCGATCGGGCTTTCTGCAATTAGTGCGGCGGCCTTCAGCAGCACAAGATCTAGATCTTCGAACGTGCGCGCAGCTTCTTTCAAGCACGTGCGCACGTGTGCTTCGTGTTGTTGACTGATAGGCTCAAATTCAGGGAACCTATCAGTAAACTCTCTGAGCTCAACGATCATTATTTCTTGTTTTTTACGATCATACCGTTAGTGACTATGTGGCTAGAGTGCTCAACACGCGGCACCTTGAAGCCATCACCAACCCAAGTAACTTGATCCTCGTCAACCTCGATCGACTCTATAGTCTTGGCTTTCACCATATTGATCAAAGCCTGCAGGTACCTGCTGGGCTTGATTACCTCTCCTGTTGACGGATCTATCTGCTCGTGTTTTGGGTAGAATGGTCCTGTTTCACGTGTTAGACGGCCCTCCATACCGGGCAAAATTATCGGCTGTTCTTTGCATCTAAACGCATACATTCGTCGTTTGGTTCCGGTCGGCGCGGTCGGCGCGGTCGGCGCGGTCGGCGCGGTCGGCGCGGTCGGCGCGGTCGGCGCGGTCGGCGCGGTCGGCGCGGTCGGCGCGGTCGGCGCGGTCGGCGCGGTCGGCGCGGTCGGGCCCTGTTCTGACAACGACATAAAAGAGGCAAGATCTAACTCATTAGACATAGAAATTCCTTCAGTGCCCGAAAATTTCGGGCACTTGCTCACAATAGCACTTCAATTCAGAAGGTCAAAAATTACGGTCTAGAAACCGTCGGCATATACAATGCCTTGCGTTGATTCGATGATCGTGCCTGTGGTGCGGAAGGTTTCTGGCACGATACCGCCCAAGGCGACCTCTTGGATCTTTTCCTCGCGGAATGCGCGCTCATTGAAGGTAGCAACCTCAGCAGACTTGCAGAAGCACACACCTCGATTAGCACTTCCGGATCCTGCCCCAGTTAGGTGCGCAACCTTGAAAATATTCTTAATCTCTGGTCGTCTCTCTTGTGCTGCCTGAAAGACATTCTTGCCCGAATATGTGTGAACTGATGCCGCGCCCTTATCGTATGCGGCCGAAGGCAAACAAATATCAGTACCTTGGAAATACTGATAAGAGTTATTCTCGACTGCAACCGACATTGCGATCAGGTCTTGCACCATTTCTTCATGCGTTGCACTAGTCCACGCAACGCCCGTAGCAGCCTTGGTGCCTAGCGTAACGAGAGAAACGGCCGAACTAGAGGCAAGTCCCCCGAGACCTCGGACGGTATCGCCCAAGAAAGCAGTCTTGTCCAAGTACTGCTCGACGATCTGGAAGTTCGCTCTACCGGCAACCTCACGCCAGTTGATCTTATTGCGATCATAACGCGCCAATTGCTCGTTAGAATACATGAACGCGAGCGCTCCGGTTACTGCTTTCGCCGTTGCCAGTGCGCCGTCAAAAGTCGTTACAGGCAAACCGTTGATCTGATCTCCTGAAATGAACTTGATTTCACCGGAAGGTGTTACCTCATACATTTCGATCGTCTGAACAACGTCGTCAACCTTACCTAGCATTGTAGGGCCAAACACCGTGCGGAACATTGGCGGGCGATACTGTGCTAGCCGATAATCCCGGAGTTCTTTCAAAAAGTCCAATCGAGTAATTGCCATGATCTACGTATCTCCAAATCAAAGTCGTTGTTTTGCTTGGTGTCGGCTTCGATCTGGTTGTTTTCTTTACGAAGCTGCCCGGGCCGGCAGGTTTAATCTCACGAGCACGGGCCCCGCACCTGTAGTAGCTCGCTCGACCCTGGCATTCGGAATCAATGCCGTCTCACTGGTGACCGCGTCGTTACGAAGCACACCGAGTTCCGTTCCGCCCGCCCCGGTCGCATATCGCGCATAGGGCTGCGCGCCTCGGGTCTGGGCGGTCTCCGATTGCATCCAAATGCAACCTTCTTCACGGACCGAATGCAGCTCACCAAGGGCGTAGTCCGTCGTTTGCGTCGACGTAGCTTTGGGCTGGCTCGGGTCGTAAAGGAGCCCGCCGATCGCGGCCGCAACGTTCGCCGCAGAATCAACGGCCTTCACACTACCGTCGGCCGCACCCTGGCAAACCAAGATGCCTGCATTAGCTGCCGCGTCTAACTTCTTGGGGTTGTCAAAACCTCGTTCATCGCCCTTGTTCCCTCGTCGTGAAACAGCGATTGTAGCTGCAATAGTCGTCATTGTTCTGGCCTTTCCTACTTGCAAAAATTCTCGATCACTTTACGCCGCTAGCTTTCGCCGTTGCAGCCGCGTACGGGTTCGCGTCACCTGAATTGCTCGATCCGTCTTCACGAATGATCGAGCTGTAGTCCGTCTTGCCGGCAGTCATGCCTTCAAGATAAGCCTCCAAAGCTATCTCGCTGCTGTCCGCCTTGAAACTATGCTGCGGGTTTAGCTTGCTAACGGCCGCCAGCAGCAAGTCTTTGTGACTCTTGGCTTCGACAACACCGTCGGATCGTTTCGTCGTGAACTCGAATTCTTTGCCCAGAATTGGCGCAACCTTCGAACGAAATTCAAGTTCCTTTTGCACGGCGGCTTCAAGCTTGTCTGCTCCGCCGTCTGCTTTGAGCTTGTCTTCAGCAGCCTTCTTCAAGCCTTCTGCAGTGTCCGCGCGCTTGGTTTCGTCTGCTAGTTTGACCTTAGCCGTATCGAGCTCTTTTTGAAGCCCGTCGGCGCGATCCGTTTCTTTCTTGACCTTCAGTTCAAGAACTGAAATGTGCGTTGGCGAGCCTTGCTCGACGTTGATTCCGTCGCACACAACCATGGTCTTGGGTAGTTGAATTTCTGTTGCCATTTCTGTTTCCTCACTATCTGAAATCTCTTCGTTTCCGTCAAGTAGTAATTTTGCGGGCCTTCCAGCTCTCGCGAAGCCTTGATCGCCAAGACCTAGCGCGTTAATGATCATGTTCCTTTGAACAACATCGTAAGACTCGCCGGTATCGGGATCGACACCCGGTGTTTCGTCATAGTCGCAATCGTATGCAAGAGAGCATTCTTTGAGATCTACACCTACACGAGGGATCTGCGCCGGATCGTCAATCAATACGGGCCCCATTGTCCAGGATCTGCCGTCGATTTTCTCGGGTGCTTTTCTACCTTCGAGCAAAGTTCCGATCTTCAGTTCCTTGACGTTGTGCGGTCGGACCCTTCCCGGATGCTTCAAAGTGACCGGTGCGCCGCGCATTGAATCAAGCGTTTCCTGCCGAAATACCTCGGATTCTGGCCTAAATTCCTTGAGGATGGATCCATCGGGCTGTCTGTAGCTTTGCACGCCGGTGCGTGAGAGCCTCGCTTCCACAATTACACCGCCACTAGAGATCCGTTTGATAGTAGAGAGGCTGCCCGCGTCTGTTCTGAAAACCCTTTTCACGCCCAAACAATAGCCTTGGAGGCCTCACGCTGCAACATTTATTGAGGGCAACACAGGCTCAGCAACGCAGCGACATTGATAATCCTCTCCCGGGTTGCATCGTCGATCAGTTCTAGGATCTACAACGGGAGGATCCTTATATTTGAACTTGTGATCGTTCAAGATCCAATGATCGGCGCAACCAGGCTTAGTTGCTGGATTGCTCGGGTTGCCGCGTTCTCTTTCGTCCTTCGTGCCGCGCCAAATATACTCAGTTATTCCTATAGATTCATGTTTTGCTCTAACGATCTGCGCGTTCAACTTCAGTGTTTGATCTCTTGCCCATAACTCCGCTCTAGATCTAACACCATCCGCCGAATCCAATAACTTCTTACTCAGCTCACTAGGGTGCAGATCTGGATTTGCACTTATGATCGTGTGTGCTCTCTTGATCATGAGATCTGGAACACTCTTGATTAGATCTATGTTCGTTGCGCGGAACGCTGCGATCTGCTTTGCACCGCCCGCAATGTACCTAGCAGCAAACACACTAGGCAACGTATTGGCGATCTTGTTAGCGTTAGTCTCGATCGCACTAGTCGCTTTATTGATCTTGCGTGTCAGACGCCCTTGCAAGTGTGTTCCGAATTGATGCCTGAATCTGCCTTGCAAGGTGTCTTGCCAAGAGTCTTGCTTCAGATCCAACACGTCGATTAACAGATCTCTAGATAGACTCCAGATCTCTGTGTAGACCTCCGACATTAGAATCAGAGATTCGTCGGGCGTATGCGTGCTTGGCATTGTGCGAAGCCTTCCGGCTTTCGCATGCCTTCCGGCTTTCGCATGCCTAGCTTGTCGCGCCTGTCGGGCCTGGGGCACCTGTCGCGCCTCCCGTCGCGCCTGTCGGGTCTGGGGCACCTGTCGCGCCCACGTCAAACGGGTTCCCGGGCGCTTCTGGCGACTTCTTTTCTAGCCCGGGCACGTCCGTTTCGCCTGCTGCTAGACGTCTCTCCAAATCAGCGATCATTTCCGGGCTTGCATCCAGATCGATGTCTTCCTCATGCAAGGCAGAAACCAAGATCTGCAACGGAGATATTGCGGACATTTCCCAATATTGGCGGTATGTTTGCGACTTTTTGAGCTGTAGATCTGCTTTCTCTGTTACTGTCGGAACCCACAATGACGGAAATTCTATTGTGCATTTATGCCCAGAAATGGCTTCACAAATATTCTTAGCTTTAGGCCCTACTGACTGTTTTCTGTATGAGCCTATGTAATCGTAATACTGCGTTAGGTCTGAAGTGCCTGTAGCGTTCAAGCCTGCAGGCGAAATACCAAACAAGATCGTCATCGGTGTTCTAAATGCGCCTGTGATCTGCCTAGACATTTCCTGCATTAGTTGCGGCACGTCCGAGAAACTAACAGCTATGCGTTCAGCTGCCTCACCGCCGTCAGCGTCAAGAAAGATCGTCTTAAACAGGCTCTTGCCTCTAGACATCGCCCTCATACGGTTCTGTGCGACAGTGTCTTTCCCAGTACCTAGAGCTCCGTGCACGCCTTTCATGGTCAACACCATGATCGAATACTCGCGCAACAGATACGAGATCGCTTCCCAGGAAAGCCCGTAATTTGCTAGAGCCCCGTAAGCCTGTTCAAGCACGGAGATCCAAGGCACTTCAGGCGTCGGATCTTTGCGCACGGCACCTTCACACAGAATAACTCTGGATGCGTGAATGCGCAGATCTGTGAAGAATCCGGGCTTAGTGATGTTGTAAATCACAGGCTCGCCCAATGTCGGGGAGTTAGGATCTAAGTCTTTACGTTCTATCTTCACATGATCCCAACGAACGCTAATCAAGCGCCTAACGCCGTCTTTCTCGCCTCTCGGTTCTGTTATATCGCGCGCCTTGTCTGGTAGCATAACGATCACTGCGCCAGCTGCCGCACGGCCCAAGCATAGTGCACCGCGCAAGATGCCTTCTGGATTATAGGGGTCATGATCGAGTGCTTCGAAGGCCTCTTGCGTGGCCTTGTCTGGTGATCCGTCTGGGCCCTTGACCGTGAAACCTTCCCTAAGGGACATTTCAACGGTACGATTTACGCCCGCTTGCGCGAGCCAATCTCGCTCCCAAAGGTTCAAAAGCTCTTCTGTGGGCGTGGCCTTTTCTCGCAAGAAAATAGGCTTTTCGCCGATCTCTCCGGAGCCAAATCCCTTTAGTAAATCGACGAATCCGTCGAAAACAAGCTGTTCTTCGGGTTGTGCCATTATGTTTCTTCCCATCTTAGCGCAGAAGCCATGGGGCCACTATACCAATTTAGCATTGCGCTTAGTGTATCGGCGCGATCGTTCTTTGCCACGTTCGGGAACCCTACGATCTCTTGCAGCCAACCGTCTGCATTGTCATAGATCCATTCAGTCTCTTGAGGATCTGCCAAGTTCTTTTGCGGGATGTATAGGTGCCCACCTTCGATCGTAGTAGATCCCTTGCGAAGTCTAAAGATCTTATCGCCTTTATCGACCTCTTGCTCGATCGGCTCGGGTACACACGTCCCATTTTCTTGATTGTGCGCGCGTATGTCGGCACATAATGCAGATCCGTTTGCTTTCGCTTCAACGAAGATCGAGCAACACTCCCGCCATACTGGGCGGCTTTGCGTTTCTATGTACATGCGCTTAGCTGTTGGGTAATTCCAAAGCCCTCGAACTTCTGCGATCAAGTAAATCCGACTAGATCCAAATGCAAACAGAGAGCCTTGCACCATACTGTGAGATTCTTGTTCCCCCTTGAAATTCAAATCCCAGAATTGCACATAGGTGAGCCCCTGCGGCAATTCTTCCGGATCGTAATACTTGAACCATTTCAGTTCAACGACGCCACCAGTATCAGGTGTCGGGTTCTGCTGCATTTGTGCGTTTATGTTGCCTGTTGTCGAAAGACCTCGTTCAAGATCTTTCACTACTTCCGCTGGGAACCTTTTTGGAAAGAGTAATTCCCCCTTTTCTTTCCTAGGGTCTAGGCGTGCAGACCAGTCACCTTTGATCCAAATAGCTTTGGGCTCGTAGCGCATCGGCAAGCATAGGTGCTCGAAGCCTCCAAGATCTAGCAGGTACTGAGATAGATCCGTCTTGGCCAATCTTTGCATAGTGAGCAACACACGAAAATGTGCGGGATCCGATCGTCTTGTGTTGAGTGTAGATCTATACCAAGAAATTGAGCGCTTGTTCCCTGTGTCTGATTTGGCTCTAGCTTCTTCTGGCTTGACCGGATCGTCGATCCTAACAATGTTGCCGTGCCAACCCACACCCTTACCCTGTACAGATATCGCGAGCTGAAGTCCTAGTGCTGTGGTCTCAAGCAAGCCTAGTGCGTGATCAGGACCTTTCAAACGTGCGTCTGGATAGCAGTCTTGAAACAACGGACTGTCCATTATCTCAACGACCTTCTTTGCGTCGCGCAAGATTAGCCCTTGATCGTACGATCCGGCTAGCATCTTGAACGCAGGCTTACGCGACCAGCAATAAGCCGGAAAGAACACGTCGGTAATGAGAGACTTTCCGGCACCCGGAACAACATTCATCACACCGCGCAAGATCTGTTCTTCGAAGATAGCTTGGCAAAATTCACACATGGCTCCTATGTGCCAATTATCTTGGAACGGATCCGGCTCGACGAGGTGCCAGAATTGCTTGACGAATTCATGCAAGCCCTTGCGCGCTACTAGTTCGCGCACAAGCAAAAATTCGGGTATCTCTAGAGCTTGCATTACTACGATTTCAAAACCTTGGTTTCATAGGACATGTCCCCGTGCAAAAGAGCTAAACAACGCTTTGCAGTGTATAGAGCCCATAAAGGATCACTGTCTACTGCAATCACGCGCCTGCCCGATCGTATGCAAGAGCTAGCAATAGCACCCGATCCTGTATACCAGTCACCTACAAGATCGTTCGGTTCAGTGAACTTCAAGATTAGATCGTCGCATAGTTGCTGTGGTTTTTGATTTGGGTGTCTTTTCTCATTCCTATCACGATTCGAGAAAACGACATTATCTGCAAAGTCTTCGTTGAAGGGCACACCGATCGCACCATCCCACCAAGCGTGTTTGCCTCGACCGTTCCAGCGCATAGAGACCCCTTTGGCGTGCCCTATGGCGATTCCCTCGCACGAATTGGCGGGACAATTACCCGAGATCTGCGGCGCGGCCTGCCCCTTGCGCCAAATCCAAGATCTGACATATAGGCCCCCCTCCTTGCGAAAGCCTCCGGAGGCTTCGCAATACTCGCCTAGTTGCTCTAGTGCGCAGAAATTCAAGCACCACCTTTTAGTGATTGCCAGTTGAGCTTTCCAGTGCTCGTAGCCAGCAAGCGGCGGGAAGTCTACGCCCCAAGACTTGACCTTCACACGAGATCCAGAACAATCAACGGATCTAATGTTGTTCTGGACGTGCGCAGTATAGGGCGGATCGGAGCACGAAACGTTGACCTCTCGTGCCCATTGCATGGCCTCTATTGAGTCACCATAGATCACAACAGCCTGCGGTGTGTTGAGTATTATTTGCATTTCTCAAACCTCAAAGCCTCCAGGCACTTGTGGTAAAGCTCTATCGCGTCGCGGCAGTCTTGCGTGCTTCTGTGGGGTTTGACTTCTTTTTCAAATTCAACACCAAGTTCATCTCGCACGATCTCTCGTAAGCTTGAAACATTGATCGAACGATAGTGAAGCACGCTAGCAGCTTCAGGTAACCAGTAACGTAGGAAGGGAACGTCTAGTGCCTCGACATTGCAGCCTAGCGGCAGCACCTTCGGATCGGGCCCGCAGAAGTGCCTCACACAAGCGGCAAATTCAGACCCTATTTGTGTTAGTGACTTGGCTCGGCCTTCTGCGCAGGCTTGTGCGTGCTCCGCCCATAGCCCATTTTCTGTGTGCATTTTCTTGACGTATTCGTCGGCCTCTTGCCAAAGATGCGCCGGGTGATCGTAATGCACAAATGCATGATATCCACCTAGCTCTATTGTTGACTTCGGATCGGTTATGATCAAAGTCAATTCTAGAATTTGGTGTTGTTCAGGCTTTAGCCCAGTAGTCTCGATATCAATAACGGCTCTATTTCGTGCGCAAGGTTCTGTCATTCAGTAGCGCTAGCACATGAAATTTCAGAGTCAATTATTTCCCTGGCCCTAAACGCTTGGAGGCCAGCAAACCGTGCGCGGCCTGCACAATGCGCAACTCAAGCTCACTGTATTGCGTTAGATCCTGATCTGCTGTTGGATCTGCTGCCATTATGTGTTGCTTGTTGGCAACGATGCACTCTAGCAATTCTTTGAGCTCTTTCGGTGTTAGTACGTTGGTACCTTCCGGCGCTTTACGTACGCGCTCCAGCAGGTTCTTCGATTCGATCGCAACGACCTGCATTAGTGGCTGAAATGCTTTCTCGATCAAATCGCGAGGTCTGCCCATTACTGATTGTGTGTTGTCGTATGCTTGTGCACGCGGACCCCAATCGAAACGGATCGCGATCTCGGCACCTGCAATAGAACACCTTGGCTTCTTCATGAGCCAATAAACGAAAGCAGAATAGGAACCGTCATCCTCTCCGATCTGCTGCTCCCAGGGTTCTCTATTTCCGTCGATCAATCTAAGAGTCATAACATCTTCCAAAGTACTGCGGCAACAGCAATCACGAGCACGATAAAAGCAACGGGCCACGCAGATCCGCTAATGGTGCCTTTATCTGTTTTGATCTCTATATTGTCGGCTTTCTTTATGTTCGTTGCCAATGCTTCAGTGATCTTTGATGTGAGCTCTTCACCGGCATCTAGTAATGTATGTTGATCGTGTTCAGATAGCAGTGCCTTGGCAGAAAGCCTTTCAGCTTCTGCTTGCAACGCTTCTGCTCTTTCTTTGAATGTACTCATTTCGCCAATGCCAAGTTGCTAGGGTTCGTTTTCTCTTCACGCATGCACGTATCTTCGGGAGGATCGCTCTTACGGTTGCATCCGTTAGCTAGTATGTGCTCGGTTGTCCTTCGCAATGACGCGAATTGCTCAGCGCAAGACGCACTCAAAGTACGCACGTCGTCTTGCAGTATATCGTGCTTGCTAGACGTATCTCCGGCGGACTGCTGCAAAGCTTTTAGTTGATTCGATATTGTCCGCAGTAATTCGATCAACTGATCTAACTTAACACCTTGATCTGATACTTCTGAGATCAAGGCTCTGTTGACTGCATTGATGGCCGTTAGCGCTTGAGTTGTTTCTTCGGTCATTTAGTCACCTATTAATGGCAATCGTTGTGCCCAGTTTTGATCTACGGCGTTAGATGCCTTGCTTTGCTGGATAGTGCCAAATAAAGGTCCGACGTATCTTTGCCAAATACACCAGTCTGCGCGCCCCTGCGGCACGTGCTTAGAGCTTAATGCTGCTGGCATTGGCAGGCCGTCTCGTACGTAGAGAGGCACCCACAACGGGTAGTCTTTGAACCAGTCAGGCGAGCCCAAGCAAAGCCAGGTAGCTTGCGAGCAATAGAGCAAAGGCTTTGCTCCAAAGGCTTCCTCTAGCATATCCGCGAAGCTTTTGACGGGTGATGTCCAAGACTTGGTTACTTCGTGCCCGTGGTAATACTCGATATCGATCGCGGGCACGATATCCACGGGCTTGCCATAGCTCACACGATTTGCGACAGTATCAAAGCACTCAAATTGCCCTCGAGGTTCAACATCGATCCGAAAGAAATGGTAAAGCCCTAGCTTCTTTCGTGCGTTTCGAATGCTTATTGTGTGATCTAGTACATGTGTATCTTGGCTGACACCTTCCGAGGCTTTGACTATCCCAAAGGCTATGCGCGGATCTGCCCAGTTCACAAGTGTAGATTTTTGGCAATAGCTCACATCACAACCGAAGATCATGAGAGTAACCCCGTTAGATCTGCAAAAGTCCTGCTGTGCTTAGCTCCACATGTTCTGCAAGAGTATCGGACCGTGTTATTTGATCGATCGTGATGTTCTGATTTCAGCGCACCACGCACCTTGCAGCAGGGGTTAGCATTGCTATCAGCGGGCGCGCAGGCTTCGAACCTTTCAAACCCGCTGATACGCAATTCAATCATTTTTTGGCTCTTAGTCAGCATCCAAAACGCTTAGCACGTTACGGCGATAACAACAGCCCCAAAATCTAGGGTTGCTGTGTCTCCGGCATTTGCCGAGGTTGTGCTTGATCCGTTATCCCAGCCGCAAATCAGGGGCTTTACTGGCGTTGTTTGGGTGTCATTGTATAGCACCCAAGATCGCCACGGCCCGAAACCCCCTGCAGTTGCGGTTACAACGACATCAACACCAGTCAAGTTGCAGACGTTCGTTGACTGGGCAATATCGTTCTGTATGTCCACACCTCCCGCAGTGTAACCATTTTGAGCCGCGATCTCTGTAACGTCTGCCTTGACCGCATTGGTTGCAGTGATAGCTGCGTTCGAAAGCATGGCCTTAATCGTGTGTCCTGCGGCATGCCACTGGTGATAGCCATGACATAGGTCATAGGCCAGAATGTTGTATTTACTGTATGCTGCCATTTGTTTCGCTCCTACCTGTCAATATATTGGTGCGGATCTGCCTCTACGTAGAAAGACACTTCATCCGGTTGCTTCGAGGTCCAATTGTGGGCCCCTTCCGTTGTTTCTGTCAACGCTCTAATGCGCCAAGATCCTACAATATCCAAGTCGTAAGTCAACGTGTACGATCCGACGTCGTTGCGTATCAGTTGATCGTCACGATCTCCGCTTCCGTCGAACGTGATAGAGTCTTCGTGAACGATCTCTTTCTCATCTATCTTCAAGATCGATATCTTCACAACACTTGGATCGTATTTCTCAAGCACGCCATTACGAAGTCTGGTAAATTCGAAGTCTACGATCTTGGAGTTGCCTAATACTTCTGTCATCTGATGGCCCCTTTTATGTTCACGAAATCGCGAACGATCACTTGCACCGCGTACCCAGTAAACCTAGGAGCATTGGAGATCTTGATCGTTGACTTATATCCGACACACGAGACGGCACCTTGCACCGCGTACACGATTGATCTGCTTAGTGTTTGCGCGTTGTAGCCGGACACTAAGATCTGACAAGTAGTGGCAGACACTCTCACATCGTTGGCTGCTGTTATGTCTTGCCCTGATATTGAAACACTCCCAGGATCGGCCTGCGTTCTGGTGCTTCTCTTGATGCTGATGACATTGCCAGATATGTCTATGGATCCGGCGCTAGCTACAACGGCTGTATTGCGCGCGCTTGCGATCGTTGCAGTCTGCCCTGCAACACTGATCGCGCCTGCTGTTGCTCCTACTACGATCGTGCTGTTCGTCGTTGCTGTCTGTCCTGCTACCGTGATCGCGCCTGCTGTTGCGTCTGTCGTTGCATGGCCAGCCGTAACGGACACTATGCTAGCAGTCTGCCCTGCAACACTGATCGCTCCTGCTGTTGCCCCTACTTTGCTGGCGTTGTTCGTCGTTGCGGTTTGCCCTGCAACGCTTATTGCTCCGGCTGTTGCTCCTACTTTGCTGGCGTTGTTCGTCGTTGCTGTTTGACCTGCAATGCTGATTGCTCCGGCTGTTGCTCCTACTTTGCTGGCGTTGTTCGTCGTTGCGGTTTGCCCTGCAACGCTTATTGCTCCT